TCTAGTTGGCCCAATGCTAGAAACTTCAACCATCATCAACACTGCTGGTGGCGAAGCACTTCAGATTCCAGCACAAGCAACTTACTCAACTGGAACTGTATCTAGCGAAGCCGCAGCAATCGGTGAGAGCGATCCTACTTTCAATGCATTCAAGACTCTTAATGCATACAAGTACTCATTCCTAACCCAAATCTCTCGTGAAATGATCGAAGACGCCGGCGTGGATATCCTCTCATTTCTCGCAGATCAGACCGGTAACTCACTCGGCTATGCAGTAAACGCTGCACTAACAACTGGTACCGGAACTGTTCAACCAACAGGTATCGTTACCGCTGCTGGTTCAGGCATCACTGGTGGAACTGGCGTATCTGGCGCATTCACCGCTGACAACCTAATCGATTTGGTTTACAGCGTTGATACCGCAGGCCGCCGCTTACCGGGAACTGGCTGGCAGATGAACGCCAAGTCAATCGCAGCAGTACGCAAGTTAAAGGACAACGCTGGACAATACCTATTCAGCCCATCCCTATCTGCTGATGCTCGCGACCTATTACTTGGTTACCCTGTATTCGAAAACCCAGCAATGGTTGATCCAGCAACAACTGCGAAATCAGTAATCTTTGGTCACTTGCCAAGTTACTTCGTTCGCACCGTTGGTGGAATCCGCTTAGATCGTTCTGATGACTTCGCGTTCCAGAATGACCTAGTTACTTTCCGCGCTACATTCCGCGTGGATGGTACCTTGCCACAAAGTTCACACATCAAGTACTTTGTTGGTGGCGCAAGTTAATCATTTGCGATAAGTCCAGAAACCCCGTAGGAAGCGCAGGTCTTACGGGGTTTCTGCCTTTTTTGGGTGTTTCACTTCCCAAAGAGGCATTTTTCCCCTAGAGTGCCACTATGAGTAAAAACAAATCAGGGAGTAAAAATGTTAATTCTCATCAACAACGCACCAATGGAAGTTCCAGAGGAATTGGGAACATTCCTAATCCGAGCAGGGAAAGTAATGCCTTTCGAATCGGATGGAACTCAAACGCGCCGTTCGCGAACACAGGCTACGGCACTCAAACCGCGCAAGTCATCTCAAGGCTCAAAGCGCAAGGCAACCAAGTAGCCGTATTCAATAACTATGGCTTAGAGGGTACTAACTCTGAATGGAACGGCATTCCAATTTATCAACGCGGAGCCGACCTCTATTCAAACGATGTTGTGCCTGCTCATATGTTTCATTGGGCAAGCCAGAATCCGAAAGCACCAAATGTCTTAATCACTCTTTATGATGTTTGGGTTTTCAAAGGTCAGAGATGGAGTGACTGGAATGTGGCGAGTTGGGTTCCAATCGATCACGTTCCAGCACCACCACAAGTTGCATCGTGGTGCAGACAAGATTTCGTAACACCATTAGCAATGAGCCAATACGGACAAGACATCTTGGCAAATGTCGGTATTGACTCGCTCTACATCCCTCATGCAATCGAGGATGTATTCAGACCAACTAAATATGTCGATGGAGTAAGTGGCCGCAAGTTCATTGGCATTCCTGATGACAAGTTTGTAGTCGGTATGAACGCAGCCAATAAAGGCGTGTCACCTAATCGCAAAGCATTTGGTGAGAATCTCTTGGCATTCTCAATATTTGCTAAACAGCATAATGACGTTGTTCTTTATTTACATACCGACTACTTAGGACATCTAGGCGGAATCAAATTAGACCAGTTAGTTAAGTCCTGTGGAATCCCAGAGGAAAAACTCAAGTTCATTGACCCTTATGTTTACAAGTCAGGCATTGACCAGAAACGACTAGCCAGCATTTATACAGCGATGGATGTTTTGTTGGCTACAAGTTATGGCGAGGGTTTTGGAATTCCGACCATTGAGGCGCAAGCCTGTGGAACTCCAGTAATTGTTAGTGAGTTTGCAGCATCAACTGAACTCTGTGGCGATGGTTGGTTAATCGATGGGCAACCATTATGGGATGCACCGCAATCGAGTTGGTTCCATATGCCTAGCGTTCCAAAGATTGTCGAGGCTTTAGAGGATGCTTATCAACGTGACCGTGAGCGTTCATTAAAGGCGATTGAATTTGCCAGAGCGTATAACGCTGACACAGTTTTCGAGAAGTATTGGATACCTGCCCTAGAGGTACTCAAATCGAGGTCTAAAGGTGTGCCAACCTCATAATTGTCAGAGATAACGCCTAAAATTAGTTTTAAACCGTTTGAAAGGCGTTTTTATGACAGAGTTGAAGTCTGGATACTGTATTCGATGTAACGTTGAAATTACGTTTAAATTTAACGCCAAATTCTGCCCGGAGTGCCGGAAAGAAAATGCGAGAGAAGTCGCAGAAAAACAATTTATGAATCCAGACAAAATTCATAGACGAATTGATGATTCTCGTAGATTAACCGATCAAGGATACATAGTTATCAAAATCGATAAAAAATGGATACCAGAACACAGGGTTGTTATGGCAAAAATACTTGGCAGAGAGTTGTTAAAAGGCGAATCTGTGCATCATAAGAACGGAATCCGTAATGATAATCGAGAGGAAAATTTAGAATTATGGGTCACATCACCGAGATATGGGCAAAGAGCAGTTGATATTTGTTGTCCAACTTGCAAAGTTTCTTATTGGGATGCGATCACTAAGTGAAAATCGGCTGGTACACCCATCACACAGTTAATCAATCTGGTGGTGATGGCTTATTTGAGGGCAAATTTGCTGGTGGTGCAGAGATGTCTGATTACGAATACATGAATCAGGCTCCGCATGGGGTTGAGATTGAAATAATCGAGGCAGATAACTGGACTCATCCATCTGACTTTGATTCCGTAGTTGTTACTGGCACAGAATCATTTAGCGATGCTCAATTAACTGAACTGGCTAAGCACGACCCATTTGTATTTGTGCATCATTTACAGACTCCACGCAAAAGCCTAGAACTGCTAATCAATAACTCGCGCATATTTGTTACTCATACGCCAGCACATATGTTCAAAGAATTGGCGTGGACTAAACCTAAGAAAACAGGACAAGTTCTATCGGCTTTTGACACGTCAAATATCCAACCAGCATCTAAAGATGAGTTTGCACTTTGGGCAGCGCGAAACCATCCACTAAAAGGCGAACTGAACGCATTCAACATCGCACTCAAACTAGAGATTCCATTTGTGCCAATGACTAACAAACCGCGTGAGGAAGTCTTGCAGGCGATGAGTTATGCCGAGTATTTCATTCACGTTCCTTTGGCATTTGAGTCAGAATGCCGAGCAGTTATGGAAGCCGTTTTGTCAGGCTGCAAAGTCATCACAAATCAAAATGTTGGAATAACATCAGTTCAAGATTGGGATGAGCCAGAGGTCTTGCGCAACATGATCGATAAGGCAGGTGCGACATTTTGGAAGTTAGTCTTGGAGTCGTAGGTGTTTGCCATAGTTATCCTGACCATATTCCGGGATGGCTTCAATCTGTCAGAAACCTAAATCGCAAACCTGACGAAATCGTCTTAGTTCTATTTCACGAAATTGATGTGACTCAATACAACCTGCAAGGCGTAAAGGTCATTAAGTGGTACAAAGATTTTGAATACAGCAACATGATGAATCTAGCCTTTGAGGCTTGTAATACAGATTGGATTGCTTGGATTGGCATTGATGACCGTTATCGACCTCACGCTCTAGACAAAATTGATGCCTGTCAGGCTGATGTTTTGGCTCTTGGATTTCAATACGACACAGGACAAATCTGGACTCCAACTGCGACTAACGCAGAACAGATTCTTGCACTACACGCCAATATGATTCCTTGTGGCTCACCTGTTCGCAGGTGGCTTTGGGAAAAGCAACCATTTGAGCAGCGCATTGCGCCGTTTGATGATTGGTGCTTTTGGGTTGGCACAGCAGTCAATGACGCAACTTACGATGCGACTTTAGATATCGATGTCGATTACGAATATGCAGGGCATTGGGTTCCTAATGATGCAGAGGCTAGAGCAACAGTTACGCAATACAAGATTGATAAACTTGGACTTTGAGCGCGTAGAATAGTTGTAGATTTAGGAGTTCTTTTGGCAATCACCAATGGCTACGCCACGCTAAACCAAGTTAAAGCAGCATTACGCATTACTGATAATGTCGATGACTCGCTTTTAGAGATGGCAATCGAATCTGCATCACGCGCTATTGACGGTCATGCAGGCAGATACTTTTATTCATCTGGAACTGCAACTCGCATTTATGCAGCCGATGATGCGTTGATTTGTCAGACCGATGACATTGTAGGAACAGCAATCACACTTGTAACCGATCCAGATGCAGATGGCACTTGGGCAGATACTTGGCAACCAATCGATTATCAATTAGAACCCGTAAATGGTATTAGCGATGGTCTAACAGTTCCTTATACACGGATTCGTGCAACTGAAAACTACAACTTCCCAGTTCTAAATGGTGGCGAAGCGTTAGTTAAGGTAACTGCCGTATTTGGCTGGCCATCAGTTCCAACTGCAATTACTCAAGCCTGTGTAATTCAATCATCAAGAATTTTCAAACGTTTAGATTCGCCGCTCGGTGTTGCTGGCTTTGGTGACATGGGTGCAATTCGTGTTAGCCGTTATCTAGACCCAGACGTTGAACAACTTGTTGCTCCATACCGAAAGTTAAGGAACTTTGCGTAATGGCATCAGTTTCAGAGTTGCGAGATGGCCTAAAGGCTAACTTGGCAACTATTAGTGGTTTAAGAACTGCTGACACGGTTCCAGATAATCCAAGTCCGCCTATTGCCATTGTTCTGCCTCAATCTGTGTCTTACGATGACACTTTCCAGCGAGGAATGAATACCTACACATTTTCAGTTCTAGTCATTGTTAATCGAGTATCTGAACGCACAGCACAGAACTCACTCGATGCCTATATTTCGGGAACTGGAAGTTCATCAATTAAAAGAGCCGTTGAAGTGGACAAAACCCTTAATGGCAAAGCCTTTGATGTGCGCGTTAGTGAATTGCGCAATTACGGTGACATTACAATAGGTGAGATAAACTATTTATCAGCAGAGTTCGTTGTTCTCTGCTACGCAGACTAACTAGGAGCAATAAATGCCAAAATTTGCGGCAACAGATTATTCGGTCACGGTGGCCGGAACTAATCTTTCCACATCACTAAACAGTGTTGAATTAGCACTTGAATCAGATGATTTAGAAACCACAGCCTTTGGTGGCGAATGGCGTACTCGCATCTCTGGTCTAAAGACTGGTTCACTAACTCTAAACTTCATGCAGGACTTCGGTGCTGGTGCAGTTGATGCAACTCTTTATCCTCTATTTGGTACACAGGCAACTGTTGTAATCAAGCCAACTAGCGGTTCAGTTTCCTCAACAAATCCGTCATACACCGCAGTATGTCTTGTAAACGCTTACAGCCCATTCGCAAGCAGTGTCGGCGATATCGCTACATTGTCAGTGACTTGGCCAACTAGCGGAACCGTTACACGCGGAACGAGCGCGTAAGCAATGAAAATCATCCTGCGCGTTGAACTCGCTGACGGTACAACTGACGAAGTAGTCTGCGGAGCCAAAGACTTTGTTGCTTTTGAGGATAAGTACCAACGGAGTATTGCCCGCTTTGAACAAGAGATGAAACTCACTGATCTCTTGTTCTTAGCGTGGCATTCACTCAATCGTCAAAAGAAAACAACTAAAGACTTTGATTCTTGGTTAGATGACGTTGAATCGATTGAACCTAGCGAGCAAGACCCAAAATAAAAGGTCTTGGGGATAGTTCCCAACATTGGTATATCGCTTATCTCGCTTGTGAAACTGGTATTGCTCCATCTGTTTTGCTTGAGGAAAGCGAACGAATGTTATTCACAATGGGAATGTACCTAAGACAAAAACATAGTCAAGGTCAAGGTTAGGTTCTAATGGCAAAGGTTTACGGAGTAGATCGCACGATTCGTGAACTCAAACAAGTTGAACCTCAAGCCGTTAATAATCTGCGTAAAGACCTACGATCTGCTGCTGAACCAATTGCGTTAAGCATTAAAGCAGGATTACCTGTTTCTGCCCCGATTAGTGGAATGCGACATCGGGGTAGAACAGCGTATAACTCATCAGCCATCAAAGCGACTCCGAGAACTAATTTTTCTAAACGTGCTGCTGCTCGCGGATATTCACTTGTATCTATTTGGGTGGGTGGCAAAAAGGGAACTGTTGGTGCTGCTGGTTTACAAATTGCAGATATGTCTGGCAGGCGTGGCAAAGTTCGATCATCTGGTAGAACTAGAACTTATACGCGCAATGGAATGGAAATGACTCACGCCATTCGTGGACAGGCTAGAGGTTTATATAAAGAATTACCGGGTCGAGCATCTCGTTTTGTTTGGAAACAAGCAGAGGGAAAAACGCAACAGATCGAGCGTGAGATACTTGTTTCATTAGAAAAAACTACGCGCCAAGCGAATAAGAATTTAGTGGTGAAACCGTAAATGGCAATTATTGTACCGATTACCTCTACATGGGATGGTAAAGGTTTTGATAAGGCCATTCGTGAAATCAAACGCGCAGAGGGCAGTTTTCAAAAGTTCAGCGTTGCATCAAATATTCTTTCTGCCAGCCTTATTGATACTGGCAAAAGTTTAACTCGCAATGTCACTGTTCCATTAGCAGCCTTATCTGTTGCAATCAACAAGAGCATTACGGATGCATCGAATCTTGCTGAAGCACAATCAAAAGTAAACGCAGTTTTCAAAAACCAAGCCCGAGAGATTCAAGCGTGGGCAAAAACAACATCTACTGCATTTGGTGTTTCACAACGTCAGGCTCTTGAAGCCGCAGGTACTTACGGCAACCTATTCCAAGCATTCGGTATTGGTCAAAAAGAATCTGTCGGAATGTCAAAGCGTTTGGTTGAACTTGCCGCAGATATGGCATCGTTTAACAACGTACCTATTGATGAAGCATTAACTGCACTTCGCTCTGGTCTATCTGGTGAAACTGAACCTCTAAAGCGTTTCGGTGTTGCACTAAATGATGTGCGTTTACGTCAGGAAGCAGCGGCACTTGGTCTAGGTACTTATTCGGGTATGTTGCCAGTTGCAGTAAAGGCACAGGCAGCCTACGCATTGATTTTGAAAGATACAGCACTACAACAAGGTGACGTTGCTAGAACTGCTGGCGGATTGGCTAATCAAAAGAAATTCTTAGCAGCACAAGTTGAGGATTTATCAGGTTCATTTGGTGCAGTATTCACACCGATAATGATTAACCTAGTTGGTGTTTTGCGAAATTCTGTATTGCCACAGATTCAAAGATTCATTGAAGCATTTAAGACACTATCGCCAGAAGCCGTTGTAACTGGTATCAAGATTGCATTATTTACCGCTGCACTTGGCCCAGCATTGATAATGGTTGGTTATTTAGTTCGCGGAATTAAACTACTTGGCGATGCATTTATGTTTTTGACTAAACGTATTGTTTTTATTCCAACAGTTATCGCTTTGATTATTGCCGCTTTTATTAAAGGCAATGATGCATCAATGTCATGGGGCGATGCTTTATTCAAACTGGCTCGTGGTCTTGTCATTGGTTTTGTGCAAATCGGTAATGCCGTTTCATCTTTTGTGAATTTGTTGATTAAGGGATATAACAAATTTCAGGAAGTTTTAGGTTCAGGTGTTCGCATACAAGAGTGGGGAAATATGGATTTCCTCATTCGTGGCGTTGATGATGCAAGAGCAGCATTTGGCAAATTCAGTAGCGAACTTTCAAAAAATCAGCAGGATATGTCTGCCATTGTTGCAGAGGCAAAACTACTAGGTGAAGCAACAGGTGGTTCAACTCCATCTAGTGCGGCTGGTGGAGCAGATAAGGCAACTAAGGCATTTGAGGCATTCCAGAAACGTCTAGAACAAGCCAAAGATACTCTTGCAGAGGCTAAGTCACGTTTTGATGAATTTGCCCGTTCTATTTCAGGTGCAATCAAATCGGTTCTTAACTTTGGATCGGCTGCAACTGCCGAAACTGGCACATTCCTAGAGAACTTAATCTCACAGGCTGACAAAGCCAAAGAATTTGGCAAGCGCATTAGTGAACTTATCCGTTTAGGTCTTAGCGAACGCGCCATAACTCAAGTTCTAGATGCTGGTGCTGAAGCAGGTATCAAGATTGCTGATGAAATCATCGCAGGTGGATCGACAATCGTTACACAGGTCAATGAATTAGTTGCCGCAACTGAAACTCTTGCAGATCAAGTTGGAACGTTAGGCGCAGATGCTTTTTATAGTGCAGGCATCAAACAAGGTCAGGCATTAGTCGATGGAGTCATCTCTGCAATTAAGGCAGCAGGATTCACAATCGATGAAAATGGAAATATCGTCAATCCAGCCGCAACAACTGGCATAACTGGTGGTCTAGGAACTGCACCTACTGCAACTGCACCTGTGTCTGCTCCAAGTACCAGACAAACTACACCAAGCAGAACATCTATTGAACAGCAAGCATCACGCATTGCTAATAAACTTTCACGCATCACTCCAAGACTTGCAAATGGTGGCATAGTAACAAATCCAACATTGGCAACTATTGGTGAGGCTGGCCCTGAAGCAGTTATTCCATTGAACAAACTAGGTCAGGGTGGAGCAACCTACAACATCACTGTAAACGCAGGAATTGGAACTGATGGCGCAGCAGTTGGCCGTCAAATCGTAGATGCAATCAAGCGTTTCGAGCGTTCGAGTGGCCCAGTATTTGCGAGTGCATAAATGGCAGTTCCAGAAACAAAAGTTTTTGTCCAGTTCGACTTAGAGGCATCTAGCGTAGCATTCTTTACTCTAGATGATCCAGTTCAAGGTGTCCTAGATGGCATTTATGGACTTGGTGGTGACGTTCTTGAGGATGTTACTCAATTCGTTGCAAGCATCTCTATTGGTCGTGGTAAATCCCGAGAACTAGACCGATTTACTGCTGGTCAGGCATCAGTAACTTTTCACAATGACAATCGCTGGTTTGACCCGTTCTATGTCGATTCGCCCTACTTTGAGCAATTCGTACCTAAGCGACAAGTTGTAATCACAACAAACGGTGTTCGCCAATACACGGGATATATCGATGACATCGACTTGCAATATAACTTAGGTAATAAGTCATTTGCGACCATAACTTGTACCGATGCCTTTTCTCAAATATCAAGTTCGACTCTTGAAACCTTTACAAATACAGTTCAAAAATCTGGTGATCGTGTAAATGAGATTCTTAGCCGACCTGAAGTTTCTTGGCCTCTGGCAGATAGAAACATTGATACTGGCCAACAGACTTTACAAGCAGATGTAGTTACTGATGGTACAAATGCTCTTGGATATTTACAGTTAGTTGAATCATCAGAACCCGGCTCATTGTTTATTTCTAAAGATGGCAAGGTCACATTCAAAGACCGTAGTTATCAAGCACCACTGACCGAAACCATCGTCTTTGCCGATGATGATACTGCTCTAGGTGTTGCGTATAACAACATTGAAGTAGTTTACGGTTCTGAAAATCTTTACAACAACATCACAATCACTAGAGCAGGTGGAACTGCGCAAATAGTAAACGATACTGCATCACAGGCTATCTATGGCATCCAATCCTTAAACGAGGATGGCCTATTGATGGAAACTGATGCCGATGCACTTACAGTTGCTCAACTTTACTTAGACCAATATTCAACCCCTGAACTTCGCTTTTCATCTGTTGGATTTACTTTGCACGACAAAACTCAATCAATTCAAGACCTTTTATGTGGCTTGGAAATTAGTGATGTTGTACGGGTTGTCTTTACGCCTAATGGCATCGGTGACCCGATCTCGGAATACGCAATCATCACAGGTATTTCGCACAATGTTGGCATTGACAATCACAGCATCAATTTTGAGTTCGGTTCAACAGTTGGTCTAGCCTTTGTTCTAGACTCTGACATCTATGGCGTACTTGGTGGCAACTTGCCGTTGTACGATGATATAGATACAGATTATGATTCCACTGTAAAATATGATGGAAGCCCAATTGAAGTAGAACTATACGGATTAGGATTTTAGGTAAATAATGGCGAACTATCCACTAAGTTTTGACAACTTCACTAATCCAACTTCAGTTGATTCATTAAGCGCACCATCTCACTCTTTACAACACGCAGACGCAAATGATGCTATTGAAGCATTAGAAACAAAACTTGGATTAAGTGCCTCACCTGCTGGCTCTGCAACTGCTGGACACGTTTTAGTTGCTCAAACTGCTGGCACTACAAGTTGGACAACAGTAGGTGCTAGTGCAATAAATACAACTGGTGGAAGTGCTGGTCAGTATCTAAGTGCCGGCACTGCTGGAGTTGCTACTTGGGCAGCCGTACCAGTTGCAGGTCTGACTTTAATTTCAACTCAAACCCTTTCAGCGTCATCTGGTGTAAGTTTTTCAAATGTTATAGATAGCACTTATACCCATTACAGAATTGTTTTTAGTTTAGTGGGAAGTGAAGTTTGTAACGTATTATTCAGAGCCAGAGTAAATACAACAGATGTAACTACTGGCTATTATGGTGCGAATTATTCTGTATCTCATACAGGTGGCTCAACAATAGTTAATCAACAAAATACAGGTTCTTACAATTTAATCAATACAGAAGACAGCACATTATCCAATAGACGTTCAATAATGGGCATAGATTTTTCTACTTCAGGAAATTTGATAAGTTTTGGTGGCTCTGGATTTAGCGGTAGACAATTAGGCGCATTTATTAGTGGTGGTATCTGTTTAGATGCGGCAAATCCAGTTACAGGATTTACAATCTATCCAAGTAGTGGAACTTTGAGTGGCACAATTGCTTTATATGGATATAAGAAATCGGTGTAATAATGTTTACTGAATTTAATGGACTAACTGGTGAAACAACCGTTAGAGAATTAACAGATGAGGAACTAGCGCAACGTCAATTTGATGCACAAGAAATTGAACGCCTACAAGACGAAGCAGATGCCAAACTTGCCGCTCGTGAGTCTGCCCTGACAAAACTTGCCGCTCTTGGACTTACCCAAGACGAAATAGATGCACTGTAAACTTAGAACAGAAATAATAGGAGTATAAATGGCTGGCGCAGGATTTAAGACTTTCTCGGCTGGTGCAGTATTAACTGCGGCTGAAGTCAATACCTACTTGATGCAACAGTCCGTCATGGTATTTGGTGGAACTGCCGCTCGATCATCTGCAATCACCAGTCCATCAGAGGGCATGCTAACTTACAGAACTGATGCCAACGCGCTAGAATATTATGACGGAACTAACTGGACTGCCGTTGGTGGCTCTGGTGGCGGTTTCAGCGATTTCTTACTAATGGGAGCATAAGTGCCAACAGCATATAAAGTTTTAGGTCAATCAGCACCTAGCGCAACTACTGATACAAACGTTTATACAGTACCTAGTGCAACTGAAGCAGTAATTTCGACAATTACAATCGCAAATCGTGCTGGTACTACTGCAACTTATCGCATAGCAGTTAGACCAGATGGTGCATCTATCGGCAATCAACACTACATTGTTTATGATGCAACAGTTGGCGCATTAGATACAGTTTGTTTAACAATTGGTTTGACACTAAATGCCGCAGATGTAATAACAGTTTACGCATCATCAGCAAATCTATCTTTTGGAGTATTTGGTTCGGAGATTTCCTAATGTCCGTAAAATACGCAAGCACATCATCCATTAACACTGGATTGGCTCGAAAAGTTAATGTTTCTAGCCAATACGCAAAAATAGCCCTTGAATTTTTGGTCATTGCCGGTGGCGGTGGCGGCGGTGGCGGTCAAGGCGGCGGTGGCGGTGCTGGCGGTTATCGTTGTTCAAAATCTGGTGAATCATCTGGCGGCGGTGCATCAGCCGAAAGTAATTTATCTGTTGATATTGGTGTTCCATTTACAGTAACCGTTGGTGCTGGTGGTGCAGGTACAAACAACAGTGATTTTTGGTCTGTTGCTGGATGGGCAATAAATGGAAATAATTCTGTTTTAGGTTCCATTGTTTCTATTGGTGGCGGTGCTGGTGGCGGTGCAACTCAATATGGACAAGGCGCACCGGGCGGTTGTGGTGGCGGTCAAGGTGCTGGTGGTATTGGTGTAATCCGTAATGGTGGTGCTGGAACAGCAAATCAAGGTTATCGCGGTGGAAATCAATCTGGCCCAAGTGATTACACAGTTGGCTCTGGTGGCGGTGGTGCTGGTGCAGTTGGTGGCGATTCAATTCAGCCATCTGGTTACACAGGTAAAAATGGCGGTAATGGTGTTTCATCTAGTATCACTGGCACTTCTGTAACTCGTGGCGGTGGCGGTGGCGCAGGTGGCTACGGCTATGGTGGCGGTTCTGGCGGTTCTGGTGGCTCTGGTGGCGGTGGTGCAGGTAATGCTGGTGGCACAAGCCCGGCAACATCCGGTACTGCAAACACAGGCGGTGGTGGTGGCTCTGGCGGTATTAACGGTAGTGGTACTGCTCCCGGTGGTGCTGGTGGCTCTGGTGTTGTTATTTTTGCAATTCCATCAAGTTCACCAAATACTGTAAATGTTGGTGCTGGATTAACATATTCTGTTGATACAACAACTCGATCAGGTTACAAAGTTTATACATTTACTGCTGGAACAGGAAGTGTGACAATTAACTAATGGCACATTATGCATTTTTAGATGAAAACAACATTGTTACAGAAGTCATCGTTGGTAAAGATGAGGATGAATTACTCGATGGTTTAACACCAGAAGAGTGGTATGGAAATTTTCGTGGCCAGCGTTGCATCAGAACTTCCTACAACAACAATATTCGTAAGAATTTTGCTGGTATTGGTTACAGTTATGATGAGGATTTGGATGCTTTTATTGCTCCACAGCCTTACCCATCTTGGACATTAGATACAGATTTATGCAAGTGGATTCCACCAGTTCCCTATCCATTTGAATTTATTGAGGATTACAAATATGTATGGGATGAAGCAACATTAAATTGGGTTTCCATAAGAATTAACTAATTGATAAACTAGATGAAAACCTGCGCACTACTTTTAAGGAATTAAATTGCGTAAGGCACAGCACAGATTATTAAGAATCGTTGCAATCATTACAGCCGCAGGTCTTTCATTTATGGCCGCAGGAAACTTTTGGGAACAGAACGCATTAACGTCATTCCTATTTGGTGCAACTGGTGTTGGTCTATTCATCGCAATCGCATTACTTACACTATTTGGTGTTAAGGGCAAAGTTACAGATGCAGACTTTGATGCCACAATCAATAACGCAGCGCAACAGATTCAATCAAAGGATGACAAAAAGTAATGTCTGTTCCAGTAGTAAATCCTCGAATCAGTCAGGCTTGGGGTAGGCCAAATCCTAGATATAAGGCTGGCCGTCACACAGGCATAGATTTTGCAATGCCAGTTGGAACACAACTCAACTCGATCACAGAGGGAACAGTTGTAGATACCTCGTTTGACAAGTCCTATGGAAACAAGGTTGTAGTTGAATACACTCAGAATGGCGTTAAGTATCAGGATTGGTATTGCCATTTAGATAAGGCGGAAGTTGCCAAAGGCGCAGCAGTTTGCGTTGGACAACCGATTGGCAAATCAGGCAACACAGGTAATTCAACTGGGCCACACTTGCATCTAGAAACTCGTATCGCTCCATTCCGTTATGGAAACGATGTCGCTCATCCAGTTCTAACTATTCCGGGCATTGTTGATGCAAAAGCACCTGCACCTGCTAAACCATCTGTTATTGCCAAAGTTGCAAGCATTGCAAAGCCAGCAGTGCCAAAAGCAAACAAAGTGGTAAATCTAAAAGAATTACTAGCAGGACAAGCAGATGATGTAACTCTTGTTCAATCTGCGCTAAATGTTAAGACAACTGGCAAATGGGATGCCGCAACAACTACTGCATACAGGAAGTGGCAAGAGTCACTCGGATTCAAAGGCAAGGATGCTGATGGTAAACCCGGTAAAACTTCGCTCGCTCGTCTTGGCAGTAAGTACGGCTTTACTGTTATTTAATCCAGTATCAGTAAACGCAAAACCAGAACCATTACCTGAATCAATTAAAAAGAGTTCTAGAACTCGCGTTGATACAACATTTGCTCGTAACTATGCGCAATCACTTGTAACTGATCCTGTGCAGTTTGAGTGCCTAACGCTTTTGTGGAATGCCGAATCTGGCTGGAATCATCGCGCACAAAATCGTTCATCAGGTGCGTATGGAATACCTCAAGCATTACCCGGTCACAAAATGAAATCGGCTGGTGCAGATTGGAAAACAAATCCCGAAACACAAATCAACTGGGGTTTAAGTTATATAAGTCAGAGGTATGGACAACCTTGCGATGCTTGGAATCACTTTAAGCGCAAGCGTTGGTATTAAAATAGTTAATTATGTTATTTACAGTGGCGCAGTATTTTGCAGCAATAGCAACAATACTTACAACTCTTGGACTTTTTATTAAATGGGCAGTTGTCGCGCCAATTAAGGCATATATCGACCACGCAACTTATCCGATTTCACCGGGAGCCAATGGCGGCCTAAGCCTTGCAGATGCCAACAAAACTCTAAAGCGCATTGAAACAAAATTAGAGGAAGTTGATGACCGTTTAGTTCAGGTCGAAAACCTAGTAACAAAACCTGCGACACGCGCTAAGAAATCCACCCAAAAATAACCCGTTCCCATAACCTAGACTAGAACCTAGTCGAAAGGTAGTCAGATATGGGTTTGATTGATGACCTCAAATTGGTCAGTAATCGTAAAGGGCCACAATGCACAGTTGGTGCAATGTTGGATTCCCTAAGTCCAGATGAAGCACAGGCAGTTCTGGCAATCATTGACGATCCAGACGGATCATTAGTTGGCTTATCTAAAGTCCTACAAAACTATGGCAAAGGGATAAGTCCTCGCACACTGCGCCGTCACAGACATCGTGGCGATACCTCAAAGGATGGATGCGCGTGTCAATAAAAGACGATCTAGCCAAACTCGGCGATGATGAACAACGCAAAAAGCAAGCAAAATCAATTCCCTCTGGCTGGGAGCCAAAAGTCGATTATGACGAAACTGGTGGAGTCTTAGTATCAACTCCACGCACTATTGGCGATGAACCAGACCACGCTGAACTGTTAGCAGAATTTGAACTCGACCCTCAAAAGTGGCAAGTCACAACATTACGCCGTAGCAAATGGCAGACATTCAATGGTGATTGGCTAGAGGCTTTCAGGGCTACATTCGTACCTAAATCTGGCTCTAAATTTATCCCTGTTGATGACCTGTTAGCAACGGTGGATAAGTGGAAGCCAATCAAGCCAGATAAATCGCTTTCAAACGGTTTAAAACCCGATTTTGCCTACGTTGTAGTTTTGTCTGATACACAGGTGGG